TTACCTCCTTTGGACAAAAGCACCTGCACCACTGAAACCCAAGTTTCCCAGGCCCTCCCTGGAATACATGGCCTCTGATCTCAGCCTATTTAATCCAAGTAATTCCTGTTTCATTCGTAGTACAATTGATTTAAACCTTTTAGATGGTATGTTAAGGTCTATATCTGCCCTGAATTCTCCTTTTTCTAGATTTAGCTTATTGGTCATTGATTTGATTTCATGATTCCCTGAAAGAAGAACATGTGGAACATTTGTTATAATGTAATTAGCAGGGTTTAACTGCACTGTGCCCAGCATATCTAATGTAAAACCAATATATGAGTAAGACCTGGAATCAACTGTATCTTTAGCGTCTTTTTCAGCTTCGGCCTGGGTTGTGGTATTCGTCATGTCTTTATAATTGACCCATGTCCCATAACGAAGCATACTATCTATATTAACATATCCTGTGCCAGCAGCTCGTTTTTCAGCATAATCAGGAGGATAGTACTTTCTGAATGCACGGTTGCAAATACTGTTATTTCCAGTTCCAATCGTGGGTTTATAGGTGATTCCAGTCACGTCCAGAATATTTAATCCCTGTTTTGCTGTCACAACTCCAGCAGATCCTGAAATCTCTTCAAATATAAAAACATCATCTTTTCGTTCAGCCCCTGGCTCGATGTATCCAGTGTAACCGACCAGTTCACAAACATCTCTGATGACTTCAATAGGGTACTGTGCATCAGATTCAAGGGTGGTTTGTAACATTACATCAGATCCAATCAATCCAATGTTATCGAACCACATTACTCTTTGTTTAATTGGTCCGGGATGTGTTGGAATGGTTATAGTGTCTACAAACCTTATTTGAGTGATATAATATTCATCAGACGTGGCAGAATTATCAAAAGCATTCTTTAAATTGAATTTAAATTCCTCTGGAATTCCAGATAAATTTAATTCAAAATGTCCAATAACTTTGCCTTCAACACGAGATGAATTAACCGTTATTGTGTAATCCAATGCATCATCTGGAGTTTCATTCCCTCGATACATTGTTATAACAATGTTGAATTTGAAAGGATACACAGTAGAATTCCCTTTGGCCATGTAATCGAATACAAGATAAGGGTTTTCTGATACTTTCAATGGTTGGGATGAATTACCCCAAATCAGTGCTTCACAATCTTTACTATTGTTTTCTGAACAATTACTCAGACTTATGTCCTCATAATACAACATAAGCCCGGGTGGGGGCATACCTATTGATTTATCCTGTTTTTTATCAAATCCAGAAACACCAATACTATTAAAGTCATTAATATTGCTCATGTCTTTTAGGAATGCATAGGAACCTTTGTATTTGTAAAATAATGGGAATTCAATACCTGTGGATATGTATTCCATGAATTGCATCAAATTGCTGAAATTATATCTGTAGGCATTCACGGCCAGGTCCTGGCCAGATGTACCATAACCTATCGCGAAATTCTTAAAAGTAGGTGCACGGTAGAAATCTGCTTCTCTACCTACACAATCCATTTTTAGCAAATCATCATTTAATGTGAATCCTAATACATAGCCTCCAAAGTCGGGTTTAGCATGCTTTCGATCTTCACCCACATAAAAAGTTACAGCGTCCATGAAGTCGAAAATCATCCGTGAATACAAGTTTTCAGGGCATAAAAAGTCTTCTTTGAATGTAACATTTAGTTTAGCAGTGTTCATCTCAGCAATTGTATTTTTAGTGTATTCTGCAGATTGAGCTTCTAGAGAAGTGGAAATATTAGAACTCTCAGTTGATAAGATGTTAACACGCATGACTATGAATGATTCAAACCAAACATCACGTTCATAAAAAGAAGCTTCTAAATTATGCGTACCTGCATTTAGCCTATGGCGGCCAAAATCCATCCATGCGAAATGATAAGCAGGTGTTTCAACACTTTTAACATCCACCAATTTATCATCAAGTTCTAAACGTAATTGTGGGGGTAGTTGTCCGGCCTGTTTGATGGCTTTAACCACTCTGACAAAAATTCTGTAATCGCCAGTTTTTTCAAGATATACTTCTTTTGAAATACTTCCTGATTGATAAGAGGAGTATGATGGAAACCCAAAGATAGGAAATCCATCATAACCACTTTGAGTCATATCTGCAGGTGTGCGGATACAGTTACTTCCAGGGAGGTAATAGATAGCGGTCACATCTTTGGCTTCAATTTCTGCTCGAAAGTATGGATCTTCATGGATGGTGACGGGATCCACACCATTGAGTAAAGGTATGAAGTTTACTTCTTTCATTCCATTCACACATCCTTTAGATGATTCGTATCCTTTGATTTACTGGGTTTAACCACTCCAGGGCCAATTTGGAATAATGATTCTGGTTAGAGGATGGTAATGTGTTGTCATAAAATCCTATACCTGTTAAACTGGTTGCAGGTATTTTGTTTGATTTTATGGTGGTTGGATACTTTTGTAAAATCATTGTACGCAAATTCTGTGCAGGGTTAGGGTTTGCACAGGTTCCACTACCTTTATCCCAGAACAAAGCATAATGAGTGTCTGACATTGAAATAGATTGATCATCTGCTGTTATTTCTAATGGAGTCCCATCATGGTAACAACATGAGAATTTAGGATATGTTAAATCATTATATTCATGTTTGATGTACACAAATGGTTCACTACGTCGTAAAATCCATTTAGTCCTATTAATGGCCAGTATTAGTTCTTCAGGAGTTTTGTTCAATAATTTAATGAATGAAATAGGTCCAATGTCCACGTTAAAGAATTTTTCAAAAGAAGCACCATTTATTCTGTGTATTTCAATACCTGTGGATGTGGGAATTATTTGAATTAAATCATTGTAAAACTTGCATTTGTCTACTTTCAAACTTTCTTCTAGGTTATGTATTTCATTCCATTCGTTCTGAGGATTATTATTTGAATATAACCTTGGTGAACCATTGAAAATTGCCATTGGGTCACTCGCACTGTTTTGGAATGAATTGTCTGATTCTCCATTTTTATGCAAATATGAAGAACCACGACTCCCCAAACCGGTTGAAGCATTTCTTCCAGTTACAGGAATTTTAGCAACACTTTCAAGAACCTGGGCCTGTGTTTTGTATAATTTAATTCTGTCTGTGTATACAGTGTGATTCACTGGTTCATGACTATGGTAAGTGAAACCTACAGTTAAACCCGTCATTCTACTGAGACTACAAGGGCCTTTCCAGAAGAAATCCCATTCGGAAGTTGTGGAATTCCACAACCAGGCTGTGATTAATCCATCTTCACCAACTAAAACTTTCCATTTGTGGAGTTTATTGTCATTTGAGACTAATACTTTAACCAAAGGATCGGTAAAGGGTTTAACAAACCGCATATCTCTAGAATTACTCCCCACATCATGGATTATTAAAAAGGTATCTTGCCATCCTTCCTGGTCTAACCATTGTCCAGGTCTTAAAACAAAATGATGATTGTGCCCATCATAATAAGGTGCAGTACTGGAATCTGGAACTTCTAAATCAAATTCTACATAGAATGGTGCATCAAATGACTGTTTGGATTGGATACTTCTGGCACCCCAACAGGGCATCCCTGGGATAATAGCGGTTTGTACTCCACTCATCCCAAGTTTACCTCCAGATACTGTGTGACTTCCACCGGTCATGTTCCACATGGTGGCAGACCATTTGGATGTGTCAAGGGTTGTGCCTGGAAAATCATCTTCTAACAATACTAATTCTTCGGTTAAATCATAACCATGTTTTAATGGTGTTCCAGCGTAGGGGCTTGTAGTATAATCCATTTCAAGGAATACATCCATGGCATTGTTAATTAATTCAACTGTTAATGTTGCTTTAGCTTCAAACTGGTTGATATTATCAATATCCACGTTGCGGATGAGGTACCATCCTTTATGGTTTAATCGAACATTATCGTACTCTTCAGGACGGCTAGCTGTTGCATTTATCCACACAGGACCCCAATCTTTCTGTTTAGTGCTCCTGATAGTTATGCCTCCAGATTCTTCAGTACCTCCTCGTGTTATCAGGCCACGGAGTTGGTTTATTTTCCAGATGGGACCGGCGATAGTGAACTTTTCCTTACCATCCATGACTCCGTAATCATTGTTTTTTTCGTAGTAGAATCCTCTATCGAAAACTACAGGTCCGATTATACAAGTATTCATGCATACACCCTTTTTTTTAGTCGAATAATTCGTCAACTACTCCGTTTAACTCCTCATGCACCACGTTTTTAATTTCCTTGATCAGACCATCTTTGTCATAGATTGGGCCGGTAATGTTAAACACGAATTGCAGCACTCTTTTAACAGGGTTTGCAATTCCAAAGCCACCAGCACCACTACCTGGTGGAGGTGACCAGGTTCCACGGTTTTGGAAGGCTGTGGTATCGAATGGTATTCCGTTTACCATGGCCCATACGTGTGGTATGCCTGTGGATCCCCAGGTTCCATGGGCCATATAGGCTGATAATCCCATTGCCTGGGCCAGGGCTATGATAATCTGAGCGCCATCAAAACAATTGAATCGACGATCTCTTAAAGCCTGAGCATTACTTTTCTGATCCCCATAGTAGAATTGATATGCTGTTCTTCCAATGATTGAACTAGCCAGGGCTGCGAAAGCTGATAAGCTTCCTCCATTTTTGAGTGTTGAAAGTGAAAGACTAACTCCTCCAATGTTCATCTTCCAACCATAAACGGTTGAGAGGATCCTGTCAATCCAGTTGTCACTGAAATCCCATCCACCAGCATAACAGTTACCATCATAATAGCAGGTATCATCATTTTCAGGGGCAGGACCTGCACCATATATTCTATTCTGGGTTGACCTGAAAACCATAGGTGCGATACCAGCAAAGAGACCATCATTTGAAAGTCCTCCACTGTAATTCAACACACTTATGTCTGGTCCTCCCGCAGCACCGGGCCAGGTTGTACCCCCATAGCCACCAGCACCTCCGGAACCACCGCCACCTCCGGTGATGAAGTCCCAGAATCCTTTCAGATGATCGTATAAAGTTTTGATAGGACCCCATACTCCATCCCTTATAGCAACTGCAGCTGCTAGCATACCATTTTTCATCTGATTCCAGGCAGACAGTATCATACCCACATAAGGAGATACAGCTCCCCAGATCTGATTCATCACATTCCAGATGGTCATGAACACATTATTCCAGATCCATTGTGTGGTGGATTGTATGGTGGACCAGGTGGATCCTATGAAACTGGCCAGGATGTTAATCACACCCATGATGACCTGGATACCGAGCATCAGGCCCTGGGCTGCGAATATGAAAATGTTCATGAGCATGGTGCTAAATGTCTGACCAGCTGCATCACCAAAGAGAAGAGTTACAATCATGGTCAAAGGATTATATTGAGCTATGAACTGGAACATGGCCATAAGGATACCATACCAATCAATACCAGAAGCCCAAAGAGTAATAGCTTCCAGTAAACCACCACCACCATCACCCCCAAAGATGTAACCTATTAACACACCTATCGGGTTGAATTGGATTAACCACTCACCAATAGCCATGAAAAGACCAATCCAATCAACATTAACGAGCCATGACATGAATTGACCAATGATATCTCCACCAGCACTGAAGATTCCCATGAGACTGTTCCAAAAGAACACCCCTAAACCTATCCAGTCAATATTTACAATAGCATTCCAGATCATACCTCCAAGATTCTGAAGACCCGGAATAATACCCTGCCATTCACCATCCTTGAAGAAAGCACCGACCAGAGCATCCCAAGCACCAGTTAAGGAAGTGAAAATACTGTATAAAAATTGACCAACACTAACCAGAGTATTCCAGTACCCAATTAGTACCTGCCAGGCACCATTCAAAATCAATCCACCGATCCAAGACAGGGCCGATCCAATAGGTGATAAAACACCCCAAAGGTACCCTGCAACTCCTCTTAATATTCCTATAAAGTTCATCAGAGCATTTAAGGCAGGGAAAAGTATGCTCCTTATACCTATCACAAATTGGTTTGCCACCGTGTCACCAAAGAGCAACCGGATCAGCATAGTAACTGGATTATAATTAGCGAAGAAAATGATAATTTGGCTAAGAATTCCATACAGAATCCCTTCTAAACTTACATTTTCAAGACCACCAAATAAGGCATTCCAGATGTATTGGCCCAATCCTTTAACACTGTTGTAGATAGCTGTAACAAATCCAGTAGCAACAGCTCCCCAATCAATACTCAGTAACCAGTTCCAAAGCATCCCAAAAGCATTCTGGAAACCTTGAATCAAACCAACAAAACGCCCTTCACTATCAAAGAATGCTCCAAAAAAGGCTTTAATTGCATTGCCTGCCTGACTTATAATCCATACAAGTTTATTGAAATTTAGAATTATGAAGAGTAAAGGATTCACAAAAATGGTCAATAAACCTAGTACCTGGCCCAGAGGATTATTCTGGAAGAAACTCCAAACCCGGGCAACAGCATTACCTAACAATCCAAATAAGTCAATAATGGCCCGGACAATATCAAAACCTTCTGTAGGAGGGAATAATTGATTCCATAATCCTTGGAAGTATGAAATTAGTGGTGAGAAGAATTGTAATAAACCATACCAAGCTTCTTTAATCCCATTAATAGTAGCCACAACATGAGGATTATTCACGAAAGCAGCCCACAACCTCATGACACCAGACCTAATGGCCTCAATCATTGTGGGGATGTCTTTCCACCAATGGAAATATTCTCCTATTTTATAGATTATGACTGCAGCAGCTATACCAGCTGCGATGAATGGCAATAATGGAGCCAATGCGCTCCAAATTGCCCCTGCAAGCAATATGAATCCTCCAGACGTGCTTATTGCTGTCACTTCAAGACCGAAAAGAGGAAGTAACATGTTTATAAAGTTTAGAGTTGCGGCACTTGCTGCAGGGATGATGGTGGAAGTTAATATTATTCCAAACCCTATTAGTGCAATGCTTGCTATGCCTATTATAATTCCTAACTGAACCCATCCTGGTAATGCAGCCCAACTACTAGATAACCATCCAATTACATTTTTAGCACCATAGGCAAGGTCTGCCAGGGCCATGGTAATGGCATAAATCAATGGAGCAGCAGGTATCAGGAAAGCTCCGAGGAGCTGGCCACCAGCAATAGTTAAGACTTGGACAGCATCATCAAGACTATTGATTTCTTTTGCCATCTGGGTTAAACTACGCTGTTCCAGGACCTGATTGAGTGCAGCTATGATTCCTTTTTTATCTTCTTTATCACCACTCCACAAGCCTGTGGCTTTAAGTGCATCAGCTGTAACTCCAATCTCACTTAGTCTGCGTTCCCATCCTTGGCCCTGATCTATTAAATCTTTGAGAGCTAGGGCAGAGTCCCGGGCCGATCTTCCTTCCATGGCCATTGCACTAGAAAATACTGCACTGGTTTCTATGAAATCTTTAGCTTCACTTGCATTCAGTTTGTAGATACGAGCCATCTTGGCAACTTCCATGCCGACCTGGTTCATGTCAGTTTTGCGGTAGATTGTTTGGAGTCTGGCCATCTCGTTGGTGTACGCGGTTAGTTGTGAGGAGTCCCATCCCATGCCTCTGGCCATTCCTGCGATTTGTCCTTGGGCATTGACTGCACTGTTGGCAACATTCATTATTTGCATGGCTAGGTCCATACCTAATGTGATGGCTAGCATTCCTGCTGTAGCCTTTAGCAGGTTCATTGCATTGTTAAGGCCGTGCATCTTTGATTGTGCTGTAGTTGCATTGTTCCCGGCGTTACTGGTTGATTTTGCTGTGTTTTCTAGTTCTTTGCCGGTTTTGCTGGTGGTTTGGCTGAGGTTGTTCATGGTCTGATTCAGACCATCACTATTCTGCTTTAGCTTTGAAACCTCAGAGCTGGATCCACTTGCTCCTTTCTGGAGGCCATTTAATTCAGATTGTAAGGATGTTGCTTTTGATTTAGCACCGCTTAACCCCTGAGTAAAATTGGTAATATCCAGAGTTAGGAATGATTTAATTTCTCGTCCACCGAAAGCCATGATAAAAGACTCCATTAAGTGACTACAAAATAGGGGTTTTTATATACAAAATTTAAATATAATGACTACAAAATAATAATTACAAGAATCAAATCGAAGATGATAAAAATGGGGAATAATATACCAACAAGCGTGAGAATACCATCTGAATTTAAAGATGATATTGAATTATTAGCAAAACATAGGGGAAAATCTGTCTCTAAAACAATCATCACAGCAATAGAATATTACATAGCTCACGAATATGACCTAATACGCATGTTAAAACTTAAAAAACTTGAAGAGGTATAAAAATGGGGGATTATACAACTAAAAAAAATTTAAAGAAATATTTGAAGAAAAGATTAGGATCTGATTTAGGGGGAGCAAGTAAAGAAATTCGTGAACTCTTTGGAGCAAGCATGATGTCTGTTAGTAAAAACCAAAAAGCAAATTTGTTTGCTCTCCGTTTACGTACAGAAATCAAACCACAACTAGATAATGGGAGTATAACTTCTATTGAACAATTAGATGAAATAATTAATGAACAATTCTCAACCTTACGACAAGTCATGCAATGTCCTCCTCTTAAGATCAAGATTTATAAACCTTCAACCAAAGCAATTGTGTCTGCCCATCGTGGAACTAAAAAAGCCGGAGGAGCTTTAGCAGGGGGATTACTTTTAGGCCCAGTAGGGGCAATTGCAGGGTATGCACTTGCTAGCGGTGATGGGAGCACAACTAAAGAAAGTATCATTAACAACAATAAAACTTTTGAAAATGCTCGTATTGCGATATATGATAATAAACTTCAAATTTACAACAAAATGGTGTGCCATGAAGGCACTATCCTTTTTAATGACATTAACTCCATTGATTGGAATGAAAGAGGTCGTGTATTTCGACTTAAAACAAATGGGTATGGTACTATTGTGATTTCAAGTAAAAACACATCTCTTAATTCTTTGTTTGATGAGTTGATGTTAAAATTCAACGAATTTGAGCCCCAAGTATCCAACAAGGAAACTGAAGCCCCCAAACCCAAACTAAGTAATCATGACCCTTTTGACACTCTTAAAAAGCTTCATGAATTACATGTTTCTGGAATACTCACTGAAGAAGAGTATAAATCCAAAAAAGCTCAATTATTAAATCAAATTTGATTATAAATCTAAACTGCTAATTTTTTATAGTTAATGTGAAAGTAAAGTATTATAACTATTAATGGGGAGGCTTTAAAATGGATTTTAAATGGATTATTGGAATAGCAATAGCAATCGTTTTGATAGTAAGTGTTGGTGTTTTTGTAAGTGGATCTATGACTACCACCACGTCATCCAATCCAAGTAAGATATATGCTGAAGTGATAAACGAAAATTCATCCAGTGGAGAGATTTACAGTCTTAAAATTAAATTAACTGCTTCTGATTTGCCAGAAGGTCAAAAAAATTACTTTAAAGTTGTTGGTAATTTAAATGGAACTCCTGCAGATGAATTATGGTTCATGGTCCCAGAAGGTAGTAAACTGGCCAATGGTATGATTATCACAATTAACGAGCCTAATGACCTAAGACAATATGATAGTTTCACAATCTACCTTTACGACAAGCCGGACCGTGATGACGAAGGCAGAGCTATTGAACGTAAACCTATAACGAATATTACTGTGAACAATACGATTCACATTTAATATTTCTTTTTTATTTTTTTAATCTATCAATCTGTAAAATTCTTCTTCTATGATGTTGTATATTTCTGTTTCTGCGGATGTTATTCCTTTTTCTAGGTATTTCCAGGTTCCACGTTTGGGGTGGTTGAATTGTTTTTCGTGTTGGATCCAGCTGTAGTCGTATCCTCGGCTCCAGGGGTTGTTTTGGACTGAGTATCCGAATTCCATTTTATAAAGATTGGTTAGGGTGTAGATGATTTGTTCGTAGGATTCTTCTAGGTATCCTTTGTCAAGGGGTACGTAGGGTGTGGTTTTGGTTTTGATTAGTAGGCCTGCGTCGATTAGTGCATCGAAGAATCCGGTTTTTAGTTTCAGTTCCACTTTTTTGGCCCATGATTGGAACTGTGAATCATCAACCCTATACATAGTATTTCTTATGCCTCTGTTTGTAGTTCACTCATTAGTTCTTCCATTTCCTCTGAATTTTTCTCTCTGGGTTTGGTTTTGCCTTTTTGTTTGTTGTATTCTTCTTCCTCTTTGTCCATGATTTCTTTCTCACGTTTTAGAAGGTGTGAAGTGGTGTAGGTGTCGAGGTTCCAGTATGCGTCTGGTGAGAGGCTGATGCCGGGTATCCGCCTCACTATTAAGAAATAGTTATCCAGCATCACCTCTTCCAGGATCAAACTTAATGGTTCAGATTTTTTGGAGTTGTTTTTGTCGAAAGTTTTCGGTTCGGTCCATATTGGCTTTTATAACTTCACGGACTTTCTTATCTATCTGTGTCTGAGTGAAGCCGGATTGGCACATATTATAGAACATTCCCAGGTTTTGTACTTTAATGAGGTCTATGCTGTCGTATTCTTCTTTGAATTCTTCCGGTGTGAGGGGGTCTATGAGTAAGCATGCGAGTTCTGCATATGTGTTTTCCAGTTTTTCTTCCAGTTGCCTCATCTGATCTTTACGTTCATCTCCATCTTCACGTAACTGTTTCTCCAGAGTTCTTTTCTCCATGGAGAGGGTGTCAATATCGTCAAGTAGTTTGATGGCTTTTCGTATTTCTGCATCAGTGGGGTTTTCTGCTGATTCAATTAACTGTATCCTTCTATTAGTCCTGTCAATCTGTGCCTGGATATCTTCTAATTGTTCTTCCAGGTCTATGTTGTCCTGGAAGACTGGTTTCATTTCTTCCTGGAGTTTTTCTATGTCTTTTTGGAAAGTGACTAAGGTTTTGTTACTGCATCTTTTGAATTTCCGTTCTTTTCCACAAAATTCTATTTTAGCACGAGTAAACATCTAAAAAACACACCCCTTTTTTTTATATGGTTCCTATATGTAAGTTTGCTAGTTCAGAAATTACTTCAACAGTCATGAAACTGGCCAGGCTTTCATCATTGATTTTGAACTCAGTTTCGATTGATTTACGCTCATCACCAGACTGTGGACTGTCACATTTAGTAATAGTCACATCTGGTATTAGGATGGCTGTTTTATGGAATACGTCAGTTGATGTAACAGTTTCGATTTTGGGTCCGATGGATTCTATGAGGATCTGTTTCCTGAGTGGTTCTGATGATACTTTAGTCCCGTTAGTTGTTCCAGATTCATATTCGGTCTGGATCCATTTGGTCTGTTCTGTCCAGGGTATGGTGAATCCTCCCTCGGATTCTCTTATGCCCATGTTTTTGGTTTCAGTACCGAAATCATCTCCACCACATGGTTCACTTTCGGCGTTGTTGTTTACTTTTACATTGCCTTCTATTACACATGGGAAGGCATATTGTGCTTTGTTTGCTTCGGTTAATGTTACACCTACAGGTGCATAGTACAGAACAGTCTGGCCTGCTTCTATTTTGACTTTTTTAGTAGGTACTACTCGGGCAGGGTTGGGTTGTTTGAATTGGGGATAGTCACTGACAAATTTAGGGGCTATGCTCATGGGTTCATCGTTTTTGAATTTAACCTCTAGTTCATTGAGCATGCAATTATCATAGACGTATGCATCATTTGCAGTCTTAGCATAACCATTATACAATGTACAGAGTGGTGGATCGGATGGGTTTACAACATCAACTGCAAAGACGTATTTTTTGGCCTTGGTGGCTCCAGCTATTGCGGGGTCTGGGCCTGTCACATGTCCAAAGAGTAAATACCAGTAGTCTTCCCATCCTTGTTGGTATCGTGCTTTATCTTCGTAACCTGGACTACTGGCTGCTTTTTTACGGTACATTCCCATGGTTAGACTGGATCCACCTGTGTGGCCTTTATCTTCTTCGTGTTCGATTTCTTTTTCAGGTTCGAACTCGGTTCCTGGGATCATTATTAGTGGTTGTTCAGGGGCTGTCTTACCCGTGGGTTTGATCCCCAGGGACCAGTAGTGATATGCTAGGTTAGGTGCTATAACTCCCATTTAGTCAGTCCTCCTTTTCTGTTTAGGTTTTTTTACGGGTTTAGATTCTTCTTTTTCCACCCGTTTAAAATATCCTGATGCATCCAGACATGAAACCAGCCTTTTATTATCATCAGGTACTTCAATTATCTGATTTTTCTTTAGTTCTTCGTCTTTTTCCATTATTTCAAAAGCTACTAGTTCCAGGGTCTTATGTTTATCTGGCCCTGTATATTGAAACTTCATAACAAAATCCCTCCTTCTATAAAGTATATCTGAGTTTGAATGCTACCCTGAGCAGATTACTGAAAAAAACCTCTTTATTATCCTCATGGCGCTTATAAACCAAAGCACCGATGGGATAAGTTTTATGATACTCCAGTTCTATACTATGCCGTGTTGAAAGCTCACCATTAACACCACCCCTTCTGATCAGGGTTATTATTTCTTCCTCAAAATCCCATAACTCCATTAGAAGCTTATTTTTATCCAATGTGGCTGTATGTCTGCGTATTTCTAGTTCTTTAACGTATTCATCACAGCCGGATGGTTTTTCCTGTTTCATTTCCCCGACTTTGTAGCTAAGGGCAGGTAAGGATGTGTTCGGATCCATGGTAGAATCATCATAAAAGATCCGGGTGTACTTCCCTGATTTAATGATGAATCCGGTTAGGTCTTCTAGGATTTCCTGTAATTTACTCAAAAAAATAGCCCCCACAAATATTTAGATTAAGCTGAATCCAATCAAATCCTCGTTAATACCATCATCGATGTTATCATCAGTGGGAGTGTTTTTATACGTGTCTATGGCCCTGTCTACTATTCCCAAGAGACGGTCCGCATAGTTTTTACTTTTCTGTGTTCCATCACCCATTACCTGGCCTTCATGCTCCCACCGAGTGAGCCAAGTCATGGCTGCAGCTGCAATGTATTTGTACTTGAGTAGTTGGTCTGGTAAGGTATCTGTCTGGAGGCCATCTCTAACATAATTCTCACCATCAATTAAACCAAGATCCAGACTTTCAAGTGTGCAAACAGGACTGTTATTCTTAAATATGATGTCGATGATGTCAAGTGAATCTAAAGTTGTATCTAAGTGGATACTTAGCGACTTAATACCAGACAATAACTGACTTTTTGGATCCATCCCTTGATCATTGACTTTAAAAGTAACTGCTCCAGACTGCCCAGCACTGATAATATCACCCGATCCCTGAAGAGTTAAAAGAGTGACTTCAGCACTCATAGTGTCATGAAAACCTAGACTAATCTTTGAAGGATCCAACTCACTACCTGGAGTTAGTTTGATTTCAACTGTATCTATCGAAAAATAATCACGCTTTAATGTAGGAATGATAATCACATCATCCGCCAAACCAGTGAACCGTAACAAGTTTGCATGAACAGACCCGGCCACCAAACATTTACTTGATGGTTGTACGTTGTCTGATGATTCAAAAGAGTAAGGGTATTGTCTGTCAACTTTGAATTCCCTGAGGTAGTGGAGGATTTTATAATAATCCTCCATCCGGGTTGCAGGGTCTGCCAAAGGTCACCCCTCCATTTATGCTTTTTCATATCTGACAATAACCAGGCCGCCAGGGAATGCTTGGCCATCGCCAGTAACAGTCTTTTTCAAAGTGATTGACTGTCCTTCGGTGACTTCTGCATCAGTTGAAACTAGGTCCGCACCAACAAAACCCGAGATTGGATTGGTGCTGTTGACAGCTCTGGTTCCTAAACTTGTAGTTCCAGTTCCAGCAGCTCCCTTATTTTGCACGTCAAGGGTCATGTAATTGGTTGCCTGACCAATGTTTCCATCTGGCACTACTTTTACATCCTTTACTATACAGTTGTATGGTGCTGTGAAAACTGTTTTTTCAAAGGTTCCTGATGCAGCATCAGCGGGCAGTTGCACCCTTGAAAAAAGGTCCTGGTGTGACACAAAAACTTCTTTGAACTTTTTTATCTCTTCCGTATTTGCATCCACGGCTTTTTTAAACACTCTAGAATCCATACCAAATCACCTCTTATGGGGTTGCAGACACCAGGTCTTCAAAGCGGATCATCCTTTCGCCCTTAGCTCTTGGGTATGCTCCAGCGGCACATGCCACTTTTATGGTAGTGCGAGGTTTGGTTTCAGTTTCACTGTTGTCAAACATTAACATCTGAACTGGAGGAAGTAAGTTTTCCATTCCTTCGATTGTGGGCATTGATTTGATTTTAGGGTTGTTGAATTTCATCATGATGACATCCAATGCAGGCATGTCTCTGTCAAACCCTATAGCTTCACCATCATCAAAGTTCACACCACCCCAGAAGTTCTTAGCATTTACCAAGTCCAATGTGTCCTTAACTGTGAATCCGTTCTGTGGAAGGGTGTAATCAGATACAGATTGACCTGCACGTGCTTTAAGTTCCACGTCTGCTTCACTTCCATATGCTATCATGTTGATATTGTATGGTTTAGGCCTTATGCTAGACTGGAATCTTATAACGTCCCTTACCAATGATTTGAATTCCGTGGCGTTTTCGCCCCATTCACCGATTATTTTGTCATCAGTTACAAGAGTAGCATTTTCCTTGGCAGTGTTGTAAACAATTTCATCCAGATCATTAGCAAACACATATCCCATTGCATTAATCTCATCCATCAAGTTAAAGTTAGGATGTTCCATGTCTTTGTTAGGGATAGAGTATTCTATCTCGTTGTGTACCAGTTTAAAACCAGATGGGGTTATGACTTCTCCACGGATCTTCCTTGCACTGGCTCCTTTAGCTAACTTTTTAGATTTACCTGTTTGAGTCAGGAATTTATCAATAGGTGAGCTTTCAACTATAGTGACCTGTTCATTGTCTACTTTCATGAGTGGAAAGTTACCTGCGAATCTGTAACCTTCAACCATGGAAAGTTTGAGTTCTGCTAAGTAGGTTCCGTTCTCAAAATCGGCGTATATTTCTTTTAAACTTGCCATTTTTATTACCTCCAAAAAGAATGATATTCAAATTTTTATGTCCTAGTAGTGCAGCTAATGAGGCCTCGGCAGTCCACAGTTACATATCCACCAGTATTAGCTGGAATTGCATCGTAACTGTATACAACATTACTGGTTTCACTGGTTTTGCCCAGTTTGCCAGTTGCAGGGTTGATGTTGAGTTTATCACCTACAGAGATTTCTACGTTGTTATCTTCTAAAGGTAACTGGATTTCATCATTAGGCAATCTGGCTGCACCAACGTACCTGTTATTGTAATTTCCCTGGGTTTTGGTTTCTTTGGGTAGTGTTCCGTTTACTTCTGGTTCGTATAAGTTGATATGGGTTGCTACATCTCCATTTGCAACTTTTTTCATAGTCCTTTCGCCAGTTCCACGAATCAGGAAACTTTCCTCATAGACTTGTGAAGCAAAAGTGACCTGTTCATTAGGCAATCCATTATTAGGATCCACTCCTTCACGGTAGGTCATGGTTCCTTCTTCAACTTCGTAGGTTTTAACATCCTTTTCTTCGAAAAATGTTCCAATTTTAGTCATAAAATACCTCCAATAATCATTTTACCATCTTTTCTTTTTCTTTCGTATTTCTGCAAAATTCCCGGGTTTATCTTCTCCAATGTGTTGGGTTCCATCATCATCAAGGCCTGGAGCTCCACCAGCTGGCACTCCTTTGGGTTTTTGAGTGATGATTTTATGTTCCTTGAAAAATTCCAGCTTCTCCAGGGACATGTCTTCGAGTTCTTTTTTCAACTCTTCATCGTCCCCGGCCAGTTCTTTTATTAATTTTTCCTTCTTTTTTCCTTCTAATTCATCATATTTCTTGGCTTTGTCTTCTAACTCTTTTATTTTATCTTCATTCTCCTTCTGTTTTTTTTCAGCTTCTTTCAAATCCTTCTCTAGTTGCTGTTTTTCTTCAACAGTTTTATTAGCACTTTTAAGCTTGGATTTAAGAATTCCAATCTCTTCTTGCTGTTCCTGCTGTTTTTCTAAAGCTTTTTCCAAAACTTCGCTTTTATCACTCAAATTATCATCCTCCTCAGGCTTTTCAATACTATTATAAAGAATATGACTCCTAGGAGTGGCTGTTAAACCAACCTCCTTGAGGTAACCAGTTATTGGTAGGTAGTATTCATCATATTCCACCAGGTTAAGGTCATCAAAGACTGGGCTGATTCCTTTATCTTTCAGGTCAAGATCCTTTGGGGGTTTGACTTGTAGGCTGCCGTCTTTGTAGACAAAATTATCAAGTTCTGCTATGACCTTCTTGGTGTGCTCATCAGTCACTTCAAGGCCACTAGTGGTGGCTGCTATTTCTTTTAAAAATTCCTCTGTGAATTTAACGGGTTTGTCCAGGCCATGATCCGTATAGTTGACCAGGCCAGGTTTGAAAATAGGTATTAAAATAGTACCATGCCTCCAAAAAAAAAGGTAAAATATGGATTAAAAAATTAGTTAAATAAGAGTTAAATCAGCGTATTTTTGAGATTCTTCTAAATAGGACTGGTATTCCTTAGTAGCGTTATCTTTCTCAGGAACGAGTTCACAATGGCCATTTGGGTGGTCATATTCCCATTTGTCCATGGGTCTTGGTGGTAGCCGGGCCTTGGCATAGCATTTCTCACAAGTACGTCGTCCAGCAACAACCCAGTAATATAACATGTTTTTACCATATCTCATCTTCTGAGCTGCTCTCTTGATTTTTTGCTTAGCAAACTGTGCATTGAACTTAACAAAATTCTTAGTACGCCTTATGGCCCTGTTGAAATTAGCTTTAAGATTGAAATCTTTGGGTTCACCCATACCTGCCTTGAATGATGCGGCCTTGGTGGCCACGTCATCTTTTAACTGATTGATAGTTGCTTTAGCACTTAAACTAAGAGCATTTAAGGTTGGTTTAAGGTCCAGGTCAAGTTTGACCTTGGGGATGACTTTTTCGTGTATGTTGAATTCTTTCAGTACAGTTATACGGTGGTCTTCGACTATTTTAGTCAGTTCGGTTTTACTGGTTTCTGCTAGTTTCTTCCCGGCTTTGGTGACAGCATCAGGGAATTTTTCAAGGACATAATCAACTGTTTTATGCTCAAAATCTGTGTAAAGTTTAGCAAAAATAACAAATAAAGCGATAAACATTAACTGTTCGTCCATGTCCATATCTTCAACATCTGGATCATCTGGTTGGAATGTTTCATTATCCCATCCAAGGAGCTCCTCATTCAGGGGTACTTCAGTCACCATCATCATTCACCCCTTCGTCTGTTTCCTCTTCTGATGCTTTTTTACCTTTATTTTCGTCAGTTTCTAGGTATCCTGATTTCTTATCTTTGTCCTTGGGATGGAAGTTAATCCAGACATTTCCTTTTTTACCTGCTAGTTCTAGTTCAGGTGTGAATAATTCATTTTCAATATATTTTTTCAACCATTCCCTGTTGTATTCAAGGAATACAACTCTTCCACTGGTTTCACTATCCATTAATACTTCCGCTGTGGCCCTGTTACTTCCTTCTGTATCAAATAGTGCATGTGGTGTTGAAAGTCCATCGAAAATTTCATTCTTAAAATCCTGTTTATATTTTGGAATATCTGGAAGCTGACTTGTACCAATCATTTCAGCTTCAAGCCCGAAAGGGAGAACCACAACTCCTTTTTTATGGTAATCAGTAGTGGCCTCCACAACCGCCTCCCGGGACTTTTTAGTTAAACGTTTACCTGGGGCATCCTTGTTCCCCATAGTCACAATTAAAATATTGGAATTTTTGAAAACAGTCTTCGGCATCAAATCAGATAGGACCCTACGATAGTATACCGGATCCAGGATGTCCATCACAATGGATCTGCCCTTACCTTTTAACTCCATGTATTTGGCATTAATGATCTCTCCTGGCTGGAATGGTACAGTCCATTCTTCTAATTTTTCTTCCAGTTCCTCGAACTTTTTAGCCAGCCATCCTTTATTGGTTTCTTTGTTTCTTTGTGTTAGTTGTTTGAATCCGGTTACTTTACCATATTCATCGTAAACCTTTTTGATTCGATAATTTTCAGCATCAAAGGCTAATATTCGGATGTGGATTCTATTTTCAATAATAATCTTATTCATGAATACCTCACCATCAACCTGACCCGCCCAGAGTAAATCCCTCATGACCTGGTTAATATCCCAGTCCGTGCTCTTACAACGTTCAATTATATAATCCACTGCGTCTTGGTTATCTCCTTCTATTACAAAGTTAGATATTGTTTTAGTGATGTTATCATTGATGATACCCTTCACTATGGGGTCGTTGGCTGCGAAACGGCAGTTCTTTATTGTTCTTTTGACCTTGAAAGGTACCGTGTCAATAAAATCTATTGCATCTGTATCATTAGTGGTAGTGTCATCAGTGTCTATCCCTGTTTCTTCTATCGCGTTGGGTTCCGCATTCCGTAAAATGAAATTTTTGTAGTTGATCCTGTCTAATAATCCCATATACTCCCACCACTCTTTTAGTAGACGTAAGCGTCTTCTTCTTCAATTTCCTGTTTTTTGTATTTGCTTAAAGGTCCAAGAACACCGTAAACATCATAGCCCATTGCATCCATGGCATGGTTCTTAAAATCAACAGGTTTATCTAAAATATTCCCATCCTTATCCTTCTGATACTTGTAATTTTTAATTTCTCTTTTAGTTTCAACACAACCAGGGCTTATGTGGATTTGTACACTGCGATTAGTTTCCAGTCGTGCAGCAACATCTTTAACTCCCGGAACAGCATCAAAACCTTGCTGGCAAAATTCTTGAATCCTATCAGGTTCGGCAGCATCACAATAAACTTTATCTAATTTTCCAGGTGTCAGTCCCTCATCATTTAAAACTGCAATAATCTCATCAATAAACTCGGAATTAGTTAAACGCCTTTTGTAAACTTCACGGACAATATAAGGTTCACCATCATACCAGCCAATTAATAAGAAACAGGAAGGATTATTATAACCGAAATCAACACCAGCAGTCCATTTCTCAACACCACTGACCGGGGGCTGTTCATCCCAATTTTCAAAAACAATATTCGATAACTTACCCCACTTACCCAGAGTGTACTTATAATAAAGCTCAATATCTATCTCTTTTAACTCCTCATACTCTTTAACATACTCTTCTGGAAGAAATGGGTTCTCAGTATAATGAAAATGAAGAATAGTGCCTCTTTTTTGGCGGTGAAAATAATTATAAATCCAATGATCTGTACCTTCAGGAGTGACCGTTAACAAGAACTGTCCAAAACTTTTCTTACTAACTATTCCACGGATACGTTTTTCAAGTTCTGCAAACACGGCAAAAGATATTTCCTCAGCCTGTTCCACCCAAACAAAATCAAGGTTAAGACTTCGAATCTTCTTAAGATCATCCAAGGGTTTAAAAAGAATCGTGGATCCAGTAGGTAACCGTATGATACCCTCATTCTTATTCTCATAAAAAGGAATACCATAATTTTCCAATGCTTCCCGGAGTTCAAGCCAACTAGTAGCCTTCAATGCAGGAAGAGTATCACGAAAAACACCAATACGAGCATTCTTATGCTCAAGACCATATTTTAAAACCTTATGAACAGCATAAATAGTTTTACCAGAACCAGCACTACCCTCAATCAATAACTTACGATCAGTCCGGTTGATGTTCTTCTTCTGCTTCCGGCTCAACCTCCACATTATCCTCTTCATCAGAATCCACCCCTACAATAGTAATGATGAATTCCTTCTCATCTTCAGAACCAGCCTTAAACACTTCCTGCTTAGCACGAACCGCCTGAATTCCAAGTTTTTTAATATCCAACTCGGAAATATTCTTCTCAGGATCCACTTCCAAACCCGTATCATTAGCCACCGTGATGATATTGTCAAGAAATTCCAGATCGCTAACCGTCTGAGCAACAGCACCATTCAACCGCTCTTTACTCTTCTTTTCATGATATTCCCTGGTAGCTTCCTTGTTTATATTGAAATCATTTTTCCTGTAATTGTACAGAGTGGTCCGACCTATCTTCTCAGGTGGATCCTGCTGTTTGAGTAACTCAATGATTTCAGTGTCACCTTTACCCTCAATGATCCAGTTGTCAATCTTTTCCCTGTACTTGGATGTCTTGACTTTGTTAGGTCTGGCCATGGAAACCACTATTTCGGAAATGTTCAGAAACTATTCAAAAATGTTCAAGAATAGGTGAGATGAAGGGCTGAAACTGTATGTTAAATAAAAAAATCTTTACAGTATTTGGGCAATTACCAAGAAGATGTCTAATTTAATTAATTGTAATTTTGTTTTACTTGTTTGTGGATAAATAAAAATGGTTTCGGAACAATCCAGTGTTTACGAACATTACATTATCTAAATAAGAAAGGTTGATGTTTTTTCATAGCGTGTAACGATTTTTTGTTTGAAACTGTATAGTATGGATTTGCAGGGTAGTTAGATCCCTGTATTCCTTTAAAAAAACGTTCAATAGTACCAATTTCTTCATCTTCTAATCCGTAGGCAGTAGTCAGGATTCTTTTATCTTTGAGAAGAGAAGTATCTAATAAATCTTCGATATTTGATCGGTTGTTATATAAGTCCAATCCTAAAAAATAAACTTTCTCAGATTCTTCAATGAATTTATTAGCTTTATCAATAGTATTTAGTTCCTTAGTTTCATGAATTAACTTAATTCCTTCACTTAAGCTTAAAAGAGTTTTAGTTTCAATTTTTTCCCCATAATTTCGTCCTACCCCCCAGTCTCCTTCCCACGGTAAACTATCTAGTCTACCATATATATGAACTATTTGAAAGTTTTTCATAATAGATGCGGCATCTTTAAATGAATTTATCCGATCATATCCTTCCAATGGGCCAATCAAAAAAGTCTCAAGGGATCTATCATAATTATATGATATAACTCTAATATTCTCAAAAATTTCTTCAAAATTGGGTCCATAAAGCGTTTCTACAAGGTATGTGTACCAATCATCAATTTCATAGATTTTATTTACATCATTGTAGTCTTCTGGTTTGAATAATCGTGGGGTTGATTCACTTTGTGAAATTATGTCTAAAATGGCTATTTTTCCAATTTTTGTGAAATTTAAATTTTCTTTATTTCTCTCTAAAAAAGAATCAATTGATGGGGCTTTAGAAATTTCAAATTTATGGGCAAAATCTAAAATTAATTCTTTAGGACATCCCAACTCCTTTACCCAACCGCTGTCATTTTTTACCATTTCGCGTAAAGAAGAGATAATTTTTGTTCTTAAACCCTTTCCAACAGGATAGCCATATGGTGCACTTGCCCCTGCACCTAAAACTAGAGTAATAGGTGATTCTTTCATATTAGTTAGTACAATAATTTAATATAATAATTTTTCCAAAAAAATAATATTCTTCACCCATGATATTATTTGCCACAATTAACCTCACCAAATTTTTCTTTACTCACTCTTTTCAATTTCTTCAAAAACTTCTTATACTCTGTTTTGTCGCTAATTTCACCATTTAAGCATGCTACCCATTGCAACATCAAATTCATGTTTGTTTCTAGTTTTGCTAGTCGGGTTGTGATGTTGATGAGCATCGTGATTAAAAAAATCGAGAGAGCAACCAATGGTGCTATAATCGCAACAATAATCTCTAAAGTAGTCATAATAGGTCCTTCCTGCCTTCCTCTCCCATCTATAAAAGCCCCTTATAGATTTTTTAGTTTAACTGAAATTGAGGGAATTTAACTTTAATGTAGAGTCGTGCTACAGCTGCAAGTATCAGAACTAATCCAAGTGGAGTTATTGACTGGTCTCTCGATATTGCATCTCCAAGGTACACAATGAATATCAAAACCCAAAGAGAAATTTCCTGTAATACTGCATTTCTCTTGTTGTTTTCTAATCCTTCAGTTATGGTTTCTTCTGGTTTAGTTTCCTCTTCTGCCATTATTCCATCTCCATTTTTAGTTCTTTTTTGTTCATTAAATAATGAAAATCAGTATCTAAGATTAGTATAATGTCCAGTGTCTTCAGGCTGTCGCGGGTGCAGCTGCATTGCAGTTGTGGCCATGGTAACTGAACAATCTAGTAAACTGTGAGATTGTATGCCATGAATAAGAAAAAGAAAAGTATCCAT